TTTGCAGTGCCTGCAGTACCAGTGTTGCGACTTGACACACTGTCTTCAAGACGGACACGGCCAGCAACTGAAAGAGATGCAGGGCGTGTGGCTTCGGTGTAGGTCAGTGAGAGCGCGTATGAGGTTGGAACTGTATTCTGTGCAGTGGAATTGACTGCATTTGATAGTTTAACCTTGCCGTATACGGTGGTTGAAGCGTATGGTACATCGGAGATGACTCTGATTGCCTGAGCAAGCTGATTGACTTTAGTCTTGTCAGGTTCAATTCCTGCTTCAGTAATACAGTTTCGAATCTCCTCGCCAATCTGATAGAACCACCATGCACCTAACTTGGTAGCAAGGACTCCGAGCTCGGCATTTCCTTCGGTAGGATAGCCTTGCACCTGTGCATCGTCTGGTCTTGGTGCTGAAGATGATGCGTCGGAAGCTACATATCTTGAATCCATCTTTTAATCCTTTTTCCTTTCTAATTCAACAACATTTCCGTAACTAAATACAACTCTTGACCAACAAGGTGCAAAGCTTTTAACAATGCACTCGAAGACTTCGATACCCCACTCAGCAAGTCTGCGTTTAGCTGTTGATGTGGCACGGAAGAACTGAATTGATGTCTCATCTTCGGTATGAATGATAATCTGCAGTCCCCACTGGTCATCGTATAGTCCGAGATTGACGGGACTTGTCACAGTGTGACGTGTGTTGGTGTACAGACTAATCGTTTTAAAGCCTAAGGCGTTGCAGATCATATTGATACACTCAACAAAGCTATAGCCCTGAGAGTAAATCTTTAAGCACAGTAAGGTTCGATATAAGTCTAAATCAGCGTCAATCTCTGTAAGACACTTGTCAGGAATGCCCCACTGATGACACCAATCGTCAAAGGTTACTGAACACGTCTCAGGTGAGGCCTCACGAATCAGCATCAGAATGTCTGCGTCGATTCTCGCGAACTCCAGTGCTGCAAGGTTGAGCATCTTTGACAGGAACTCGTTATCTTCAAGCTCCCACGCTGGCCCCTGAGGTAACAGGGCTTTCAGTGCGATATTGTATTGTTCAGCTGTATAGCCTAATCCGACAGCCATTCGATGTCCCCCACTGTAAGCAGATGTCTTACATCAGTTGCTACGATGTTACTTGCAGGCTCAACGATGGCGTGGTCCTGCTCATTAGCTACCGCTGACAGAGCTGCGTGAACATGTGTAAGCGGAATAGTACCGCCAGGCATACTCTCTTCTTTGAACAGGTCTCTGAGCGCCTTTTCGGCGCTTGCTCTGGTCTGAAGTGTGTCAGGGGTGATTGAAAGTTTAAAGTTCACTCTCTGAACTATTGGAGTCCACACATAAGTAGTGCAGACCGCATTCACCTTACTTGAGATGTAAGTTCTGACCTTCTCACACAGCTCATCGCTTGCAAAATTGCCGTCAGTGTCAAGAATGCGAACCACCACAGTACCAATGCCGTTTTCTTGTGGATAACACCAGCACTGACCCACACCCTCAACTTCTTTAGCCCACTGCACAAAGTCGGAGGCAGTGCCCTGCTTTGGTGGATTCTGTGTACGGAAGAGAACGCGCTCTCGTAAACTTGTGTCTGATTCCTCATCGGCACCGCCTGTAATTGCGCTCTCTGTTACTGCGCCGGTCACATACTCAACCGGATTCGGAAGTCTTAAGTCCACACCTGCACCGATATTGCTTGCAACTCCAGCCTCAACAGCTTTGACAGAGCACACACCGTTACCGTCAGGAGATGATGTGGTAACATACTGAATGTTATCGGATGTCTGTACAATGGTACCTACAGGCACTGCAGTCAGACGTGACCAGGCAAAACGAATCTTGCCTTCAGCACGGCTTGCCTGCCTACGCTGTAAAGCAAATACATGTGCCATTCGCTCAAGGTAAACGGTATCTGCACTGTCTGAGAATAACTGCTTGCGACCATAATCTATGGCGTTGTAGAGCGCGTGAGAGGCGCCGGCAATTACTCTAATAAATGCAGAGAGGTCTGAGCGCCTTAACTCGTCTGTAGTAAGTCTCGCCTTGGCATCCTCTTCAATTCGATTGATAATCTCTTGTAAGGTAGGTCGGATTAAATTACTCATTTTTCAGAATGTCCTTGAACTGATAAGTCTTGTAATCTTCTGGGAGGAATAGAGTTATTTCAGCATTTAGGCGGTTGAAATCGTCTGTATCTCTGATAACAGTCGCCTCGACAGCCTTGCAGATTCCGTCTTCTATCATCCATTTGAGCGCCTGCTCAATGTACTCTTTAGCGGTCAGAATCAGATCATCAGTAATCTTCTTTCGCTGTAACTGCCAGAGCTTTGAACCGATTCGGTCATTTACCTTGGTGCTGAACTGATCAGCCCACCAGCCGAACCTCTGCTCATTGTCTAGGTCGTCGTTCGGGTCAGCTCGTCTCCACGTAAACAGCGAGATAACAACAGCTCTGCCAATGCTGTCTACTAGGTTTGCGCCTAATTTATTGCTATTAACCGCTAATTCCATTTAATCTCCATAACTTTAAGCTGTCTTCTGCATAAATGAGACGCAGAAAAGTCAAAAAGACGGTAAATACCGTCTTCCTGATAACAATAACACTCAACACCAAGCTCCGCACGAAGCGGTGTACATGGAATGTCTGCGCCACGCCATCTGACTACATTATCAGAGACTCCAGCGCGCTCATCTGTGCGTGTCCATTTGTGCTTTGAGTATGTCCATACAGGAATAATTTTAAGCTTCATACTAACCTGCATTGACGTTGCCGCTGCCCTGTGAGGCTGAACCCCCACAAGAGACAGCATCACCGACCCTTACAAGAGCTTTGCTATTAACAAAGACAGTTGATGAACCGCTTGCACACACTGGTGTGTGAGGTGGGTGGATTAGGCATCCGTGTAATGCGTAACTGTCACCTACCCTTGCTGCACCCTTGCCGTTAACAAGAACGTTGCTCGATGCAGACACCAGCGGAACGGGAGGACAGGCATCATGCCCCGTGCAGATGTCACCTAAGCGATGTACTGACGGCATAAGCCCTCCTAGTTGAGGTTAATAGTTGCACCGGTGATGTTAACGTTGCCGGCAGCCTTGATGTCAATCTTGCCGTCTGCCTGCAGAGTAATATTCGCTCCGCTTTTAACCTTGATATCGCCGTTAGTGTGGACTTCTACAGGGTCGTCAACGCCGTCAATCTCAATACCTTCACGCTTGAGATAAATCTTGCGTTTTTTATCGTCATACATGCAGACTTCACCATCCTGCAAGCCTGTAAGCCTGTAGCGATGGTCGTTAATCATTACTACAAGAGAATGGCTCTTGTTTTCGTTCAGATTAACAACAACTGCGTCTGTTTCTCCGTCTTTAAAAGGCTCCGTTGTAAACCCATAAGGCTCAACGTGTTCAAGTTTTGAACGCTGGTAGCCACCAGCAAATGAACATTGCACCAGCCTTGTTCCGGAATCCTCATCTCTAGCTGTGAGGGTTGCTCGTTCGATTAGTTCTGCCATTTACTGTCCTGCAATAGGGTTAAGATATATACCGCCTGTATCACGCTTAGTGTCGGAGAATTTCTTCTTCGAGCCTGCAGTCTTAGAGCCTGAAGCTTTATTGTCTGACTTGATACCGTCAGGAGGTGCGACCTCAAGCTCTGTTATCATTCCATCGGTATTCGACAGTTTAAAGGTTACCTTCTTGATGAGCATATCTATTCGCTGATTGAATAAGAATGGATCATCAATAGTGACAAGTCTGTTTATCTTCCAGAGATTGCCATTTGAGTCACGCCACCCTTGTACAACGTAGTCAGTGGTGCGAAACTCACTCTGAGCAAGCTTGCTCTCACCGTCAGCCTGTGTCTGCGTTGAACTGTCAGAGCACTGACTGTCGTTCTTCAAACACTTGTAACGAGCGCGAGAGAATGACATTGTAGCTGAACCGGTCTTGCAGTTGACGTTTTTGCCTCCTGCAGTACCCTTGCCTGATGACTGTCCGACAACTTCCCACTCAGAGAACAGGTTTGAGCCGTCAAAGGCTGAATTACCGCTCTTAATCTCTTTACCAAGAGTTAAAGTTCCTGTAATTTGGTCAGCCTTCTTGGTAACAACAATATTGCCTTCCTCATCATCGCAGAGCCA